ACTTTTTGGTCTAAAGGTGATCTATATGGTATAATAATCTCTTCAGAACCCCATTCTATGATTGCAGTGTTATTGTCACACCAAACCATGAATCGTCTTTCTAGGAGAGATCGATAGAAGATTCTAGTAGGGTCACCTTTGTATTTCTTGTAATTCTTCGGTCTGAATCGGCCGCTATATGGTTTTTTCGACATAAATAATAAATAGTAAACTAACTCCACGGTATTTATAACTCATGGCATACATCGATAAACTCATAGGAAAATTCAACAAAGCACAAAGTGCCGTCAACTCACTAAAGGGTGTGGCTGCCAAACTACAATCTATCGATTACAACACAGCACTAGATGCTCTCGGAGAACAGAGAGCAGAGATACTAGAAGAGATCAAAGAAAGACGAGCATCATTAGAGAAAGCGCTTGATGCTAAGAATAGAATTAAGGGTAGTATTACAAAGAGAGCGCCAGAAGGCACACCAACAGAGTTGGTCTATCCTTTACACGATGATCTTGCAAACTATATGGTGTTTGATATTCGAGGTAGAAGAAATCAGGCAGATAAAGAAGGCGATACAGTAGGTGCTAACTCAGTTGCATTGTATGTACCAGATGCAGTTGTATCATCAGCAAATGTAGAGTATCAAACAAAGGGCATCTCACCTATGAATCGTGCATTTGCTGACTTGGCAAAATCATTCAAGACTGGTGAAGGTGATTTATTAGAAAAAGGTAAAGCCGCAGGTTCACAACTTGCAGGTGCAGCTGTCACATCTATGTTAGATGGTCTATCAGGTGGTCTTACAAACTTGGCTGCAGGTCAGGCAGTTAACCCATTAGAAGAGCAAACATTGAGTGGTATTCCATTCAGATCATGGAGTCTTTCATTTGACTTTATGCCGAGATCACAAGAAGAAGCACAACTGGTTAACGAGATCATTTATACATTTAGAGTGTCAATGTTACCTGATACATTTGGTGGTTCATTAGCACAGGCATTTGGTAAAGATGCGAACAACACAGAAGTTGCACCAAACTTCTTTAACTATCCAAACATCTTTGATATCTACTTTGACGGACCTATCGCTGGTAAAATCGATGGTTTCTTACCAGCAGTGTTGACATCATGTGAAGTTGATCACACAGGCGGTGCTAAGTTCTCAACATACTATGATGGTTCACCAGTCAAAACATCAATGACACTAGAATTTGCAGAGATCAGAATTCTTACTCAACAAAATTACAAAGCAATTGCAGCTATCAATGAAGATGGTACAGGCAGAACAAATACACAAAGACAAAATGCTCTTGCAGATGGTGGCAATAGTATTCTAGATACTGGTTCTAGAAATAATACATTGAACGGCAGTAGAATTGTTCCTAAAATTAATAGTAAAACAACTGCTAACGATCAAACAGGACCTTAATTATGGCAACAGAATTCTTTAAAAACTTTCCAAAGATTCAGTACAAACTGAATGATGGTCGTATCATATACATCAAAGACTTTTTCAGAAAGTCTAAGATCGAACAAGAAGCAGTACAGAGTATTGTCGACTATACAAAATACGAAATACAAGAAGGCGAAAGACCTGATATTGTTGCAACTAAGTTGTATGGCAATCCTGATCTACACTGGATATTCTTCGTAGTAAACGAGATCGAAAACTACTATGATTGGTATATGGACAATCAAACATTTCAGAAGTATCTCGACAAGAAATACCATGGTCAGTTTTTAGTATTCGACCAAAGTACGAGTGTTGTCAGTGCAACATCTAAGTATTTACTTGGAGAAAAGATTACAAGTACATCTGGTCTAGGTCGTATTATCGAAGTAGATCCAACACACAAAAGATTGGCAGTTGATGTCGAAAAGAAATTTGTTGCTAACGAAGCAATTACAGGGGCAGTCAGTGAGAAGTCATCTACACCAGCAAGTGTAGTTGATAGACTCGATGGTGTTTACAAATATAAGAATTCAGATGGCGTTATGAGAAACTCAACAGATACAGGTTTTTCAGCAGTCACATTTAGAGATCACGAAATAGAAGAGAACGAGGCAAAGAGATTAATTAAAATTGTTCGTCCCGAATTAGTTGACGGTATTGTCAGAAGATTCGAGAAGATAATGTTATCATGAGTGAAGGCAACTTTCAGGCAGGACAGGTCTCCATTGATTCTGTCACATTGGTTAATCAAGAAGGTGAGATAATTGATCTTACAAACATTGCTATGTCTATCGATATTTTCGAAGGCATCGATTCGCCTTTTCTGTCTGGTCGTATTTCAGTCATAGACGCTCTAGCAGTTTTTCGAAAGTATAAAATCTATGGTCAAGAACACTTAACGATTCGCTATCGTGCAAGAAAGGGTCATGGTGAATTTGAAGACGGCGACTTTGCAGTAGAGAAGACATTTAGAGTCTACAAAGTCACCGATATGATCAACAGAGAGTTTACATCATATGCTTATGTAATACATTTCTGTGAACCAAAACTCTTTACATGTCAACAAACAAGACTATCAAAAGTTTTAAGAGGTTCGTACTCAGAGATTCTACTTCAGACATTACTTAGAGATGCAGACTTCGAAAAACTACCAACGAACAATAGAATCGATTATTGGGAAGAAACATTACCTGAGAATCAACAGATCATTTGTCCAAACTGGACAATATCTAAACTCATCGACTACAAAAAAGAAAACGCAAACAAGGGAGAAGATGCAGGCTATAAGAATAGCATGTTCTTCTATCAGACATCGATTGGTGGATTTAAGTTCATGTCTCTCAATCAGATGTTGAGTGGTGATATGGACTTTCTTACAAGATTTACATACACACCTAGAAATGTAGATACAGCTGGTGAAGATGTCCAAGTCGAAGCAGAAGAACTTGGTCTCAACACTAAGATAATGGATTTTGAAATTCAGAAACGAGGTGATACTTTACACGGCACAACTTCAGGTGCGTATGCATCATTACTAAGAACATACGATCCAATTTTAAAGATCGAAAGAGAAGTAGTCTTTGATCTTGGAGAAAAATTTAAACAAACAGCATCATCTCACATGAGTGGTTTTCCAACTGTAAGACTTGATGATCCAATAATGGTACATCAAGCGAGTGAAAGAATCAATGGTGATGAAGAACAAACATATGATGAGATCGGCGCTGAGATTGCACCGAACAAATCATTCGATGGCAAAACATTACTCAGAGTCAATCATACAAATGCATACTCAGATTCAGCGGTGTTAAGAGATACATCTCAATTTGTAGGTAACGAATATTTCGATACAGGCATATTAGAACGAAACAGTATGATTCATGCTTTGAGTTCACATGTATATAAAGTCACTTTGCCATTGAGAACTGATATGAGTGCAGGCATGGTTGTAAACCTTGATCTTCCTGGTGGTTCTTCTGATAAAGAAACAGATAACTTAGATGATAAGAGATATCTCATTACTAAGATTCACCACATCGTATCACCACTATCAGGTGATGGTAGTATGGTTCTTCAATGTGTGAAAGAAAGTTTTGCAGATGAGATCAAGAAACAAGAAGCGTTAAAAGACTATAAAGGTCCTAGAGGTCCAAATGAATAATTGGTATTACGGTGTAGTAGAAGACAGAAACGATCCTTTACAGATTGGTCGTGTCCGTGTTCGTGTGCATGGCGTACATACCGATAATAAACAGTTCATAGCATCACCAGATTTACCATGGTCTCAAGTATTGATGCCGACATCAAGTGCATCATTATCAGGTTTTGGACATTCACATGGTCTTGTCGAAGGCACAAGTGTATATGGAATGTTTCGTGATAGTGATATGCAAGACTTCATCGTCTTCGGTAGTATCATGGGATATTCTCAGAAAGGATATAAACAAACTTCAACAGAAGAATTACTTGATAGATCAATCGATGCAGGTTTCAATGACCCACGAAGAGCAACTGCAAGTGAATACGATGGTTCACTTGATGGTCTGAACCCACCAACAGGCAAAAGACCAAACTCACTATCGTTAGCACTTGACACATCACCACAATTACCAGAGTCAATCGAACTCAAGTACGATGGTACAGAGAATACGATAACAGAACCAACAGAGAAGACAACGCCTTATTATCCATTATCAGACTACTATGATGAATCCGATCTAAACAGATTTGCAAGAGCTGGTGGTGTTTATGATATTAGAGATAATTTACCAGAAGGGTTCAAACTTAAATTAGAAGAGTTATATCAACCAACTGTTTGGAACGAAGAGGCAGGAAGAAAGTCTCTATATCCATTTAACAAAGTACATCATACAGAATCAGGTCACATGATAGAGATGGACGATTCTGTAGGTGCAGAGAGATTAGCAGTACAACATAGATCAGGCACCTTTGTTGAGATACACAGAGATGGTTCAGAAGTTCATCAAATAGTAAACGATCATGTCAAAGTCACAGCAAAAGATGACAAAGTCTATATCGGTGGTAATGCAGATGTAGTCGTAGAAAGTGGTAATGTCAATATCGAGATTAGACAAGGTAATGTTGATCTCAAAGTTTTAAAAGGAAATGTAACTGAATTAGTTGCAGAGGGAAATGTAGATAGTACAGTATCTAAAGGAAATGTAACATCAACCATTAGTGAAGGTAATTTCACTGGTCAGATAGGTGGTACAACAGATGTTACTTCAGAAGGCAAAATCACAATCACAGGCAATAATACAACAGAAATTATATCTGATACTACAGTAACAGGTACATTAACCGTATCAGGTGCAACCACACTACAATCAACATTAGATGTGTCAGGTGCTCAAAACAATAGTTCATCTATTACTGCAAGTGGTGAAGTTACAGGTAAGGGTAAAAAACTATCAACTCATAAACATACTGTAGGCGGAAGTGCAGCTCCACAGACAGGAAGCCCAGTATAATTGTATAAATAGTAGTATGGCTGACAATCTCAAAGGACCAAATTCGAAAATCAATGCAGTAAAAGACATTTACTCCGATCTTGATTTATTTCTTACACCTCATCCAGTGACAGGTGATATTGTTACTAAGAAGGATACAGATGCAATCAAAAGATCGTTGAGAAACATTGTCTTGACTAATAAATTTGAGCGACCATTCAAACCAAACTTTGGTGGTAGTGTAAGAAATATGCTCTTCGAATTGGATTCAACTCGAAATGTCAGACGATTTAAAAAAGATTTAGTACAACTGATTGAAGCACTTGAACCAAGAGTTTACAATGTTCATATCGAGACAGGTGATGTAGATGCAAACGAGTTAAATGTCCAGATATTCTACTCTATTAGAAATGGACTACCTAATCAATCAGCAGAATACATAATAACAAGGGCACGATAATGGCAGTTAACAGTTCAAACATAAACGCAACAGATTTAGACTTCGAAGGCATTGCTGATAATATCAAGACCTATCTCAAAGGTCAAGACAAGTTCAAAGATTACGATTTCGAAGGTTCAACAATGTCGGTTCTCATCGACACATTGGCATATGCATCACATATTGCTGGTGTAAACACAAACATAGCAGCCTCAGAGTTGTTCTTAGATTCAGCACAGATCAGAAAGAATGTTGTATCAAGAGCAAAAGATTTAGGTTTTATTCCTGCAACTGAGAAAGCTTCTTCAGCAAGTATTAGTGTTGACTTTAAGAACGCAAGAAATTCAGACGGTACGGTGCCCACCACAACTGCAATGATTATACCTCGTGGTCATAAGTTTAATTCAGTATTTGACGGAGTCACATATGAATTTGTATGTGCAAAGGCAACTACACCAACAGTAAACAATGCTGATTTCCATTATGATAGTATTGATCTTGTCCAAGGTAAGTATGTTACCGATACATTTGTATTTGATACACAAATCAAGAATCCAAAATTCGTACTATCAAATGAAAGAGTAGATAGATCAAGAATTTCTGTATCAGTGAATTCAAATGGTGTAACAGATACTTACTCACTTTCAACAGATGTATCAACGATCACTGCTTCAACAAAAGTTTATTACACACAAGAGAACGAAGAAGGATTCTTAGAGTTGTATTTTGGTGATGGTGTTCTTGGTGCAAAACTCAAAGACGGTGATGTTATCACTGTAACTTATATTAGAGTTGATGAAGAACATGCTGATGGTGCTAGAATTTTCTCAATGGTTCAAAATGTAAATGGATTCTCAAACTCAACAATTACCACATTACAGAAGGCAGAGGGTGGTGCAGAGAGAGAAAGTATCGAGTCAATCAAATTCAAGGCAACAAAGTTCTACACATCTCAGAACAGACTCGTTACACTTAATGACTACAAAGCAAAAGTTAAAGAATATTATCCAAACGCTGATGCAGTTGCCGTATGGGGTGGTGAAGATAACGACCCACCTGAATATGGTAAAGTGTTTGTATCATTAAAACCACAAAACTCAGACTATCTATCAACAACAGAGAAAGCTGATGTACAAAACAAACTCAATAATCTTAACATGTTAACAGTTCGACCAGTGATTGTCGATCCATCTATTGTTAAGATTCTCGTTTCAACAGTATTCAAATACAACGAAGGTGAAACAACACTCTCAAGAGGTGAACTCGAAGCAGTTGTAAGAAATGCAATCATAGATTTCGATGACACCAACCTATCAAACTTCGATAGTATCTTCAGACATTCAAAACTTGTAAGAGCAGTTGATGATGCTGACGATTCAATTCTATCTAACGCTACAAACATTCGACTTGCTAAAAATCATGAAGTTAAAGTAAACTTCTCAGAAGGTTTTAAAGTGAAGTTTGGTAATGCATTGTATAATCCTCATTCAGGTCATAACGCATCTGGTGGTGGAATTACAAGTTCAACAGGATTTTATGTCTCAGGCGATTCTGCTAACATTCAATATTTCGATGACGATGGTAAAGGTAATATCAGAAGATATACTCTCGTTAGTGGTGTTAGATCAGTATTAGACTCTGAGGCAGGTACCATAAATTATGGTACTGGAGAGATTTCGATTGATGCCATCAAGGTCACTTCTACAGTGAACGCAGATACCTCAATCGAATTTACCGTGGTACCTGATAGTAACGATGTTGTTGCTATTAGAGGTTCTCTCATCGATATCGATGTATCGAGAATTAGTGTCACAGGTGAAATTGACACCATTGCAAGTGGTGAATCTAGTGCTGGCGTAGGATTCAATACTACATCAACATCTAGTTATTAATATGTATAAAGTGATTACGGCAACTACCGTAAGTAGCATCCCATTAACTTGGTTTTTATAGGAGGAAACTAAAATGGCAGATAAGAAAATAACAGCGCTGAATCTAATCGATGAAGCCGACATCAACAGTGGAGATTTGCTTCACATCGTTGATAGCCCGTCAGGAACTCCTGTCAACAAGAAGTTGACATTGGAGAGACTGTTTAACAATGTACCATCATTCATCGCATTTGATGATGTTGAGTCACTAGACGAAAATGACTCAGCTATCGCAGTTAGTGAAATGATCTCTAAGATCGATATCACAGGTGCTTCAGGTGCAGTTGATATGGACCTTGCAGCTCCAACTCACGAAGGTCAGTTAAAGATCATCGTTAGAGTTAATGACGGTGTAGCACAAGACTTGACAATTGATATTCCAGCAACAAACTGGACTGGTACTCAGTCAAACAATAACCTTACATTGAACGAAGGCGATGCAGTCGTTCTACTAGGTATGGGTTCTGTTTGGTATCCAATTGCAGCTTTCAATGCTTCACATGCTGCTAACAGCGAAATCGTTGATGTTGATGCGTAATAGTTAATTAATATGGCACACCAAGATCACATAGTAGACAAGTTATCGACTCGAATCGGTAGTATTATTCCTAGTTACATACAGGAAGAGGCTCCGATCTTCGAAGCATTCCTTGAATCATACTTTGAGTATCTTGAGTCAGAAATAATTACACTAGACACAATCAAATCATTAGACGGTGTTCAGTTAGAAGAAGGCACCCAAATTGAAACGGGTGCCTTTCTTCTTGAAGAAGGGACAGATGCGAATGCTCCCGATATTGCAGATGCTAAATTACTGCAAGAAGAATCAATTGATCCTTTCATCGAAGGTGAATACATCGTAGGAAGTATCTCTGGTTCAGTCGCAAAAATTAAAGTCATTAATAACAAAGTCTTGATCGTTGATACAGTTTCAGGATCAGGTTTTGCTATTGGTGAAACCATTACAGGTCGGGATGGTAAAAGAACAGGTACTATCAAAACATATAAAGAGAATAGTATCGTTGCAAACAATAGATTGTTAGACTATGGTGACATCGACCAAACACTTGAAACTTTTCTTAATTACTTTCAGAAAGATTTCATACCTTCACTCGATCTAGCAGACACACAAAACAAAAGACTAACTCTCAAGAATATTGGTAAATTATACAAACAGAAAGGTACTGCTGATTCTGTAAAGTTCTTGATGAGAATTCTGTATGGTCAAAATGCAGAAATTAAATATCCCATAGACGAAACAGTATTCGCTTCGACCTCAGGTTATCAAGAAGATCGAAGAATGAATCTTGTCATGGATAATGGCGTACCTAAGAATACAGATAAGGTTATTCAATATAATGAAGTAGACGCCACACTTATCGATGCAGAAGCAGTCATCGATCAAGTAGAGATTATATCTACTGCAAACAAACAATATTCAGTTTCAATTTCAGATACACATAGAGGGACTTTCCAACCAAATAAAGCAGTCTCAGTGGTTGACAGAGATGGTAAAATTACTTATACTGCTACTGTCAAGGGTATCGTATCTGATATACTTACAACTCAATCATCAACCACATTCGGTCTTGAAAACGAATCAGGCGATCTTCTTCTAGAAGATGATTCAGCATTACTCTTTGAAGGTGCAAACGCTGGTTCAATGTATGATATCAATGACCAGATCATCTTTACTGGTGCAAAGGCAGATACAGGTGTAATAAACGCAAGAGGCACAGTTCAAGGTCTATCAAGAGGACCTGTTGAACACATCTACATCGAAAACGCAGGTTCAGGATATTCAGCAAACGATATCGTCATCTTCGAAGATGATGGTACAGAAGGTGGTGGTGCAGAAGCAATTATCGCCGCTACTGGTGACGAACTCATTCTAGAAAACCCAAGTGCATTTGATCAATATGAATTCATTGCAACAGCAGGACAAACAATCTTTGGTGGTGTTGATTCAGATGGTAACTCAGTTAGAGATATCACTGGTAAACCAACTGCATTAAATGGATTAGACATCAAAGTATTTGTTGACGGTGTTGAACAGTCAATCGATGATTATACAGTCAAGTTAGATAGAGTCACATTCACCACATCACCTACACCAACTGGTGGCGAAAGAGTCGAAATCATTTCAGAATTCAATCGTGTTGCAAGAGAAGACGGTGGTGTTGTAATGATGGAATCTTCAGATCAGAGAATCAGAAGAGTGCATGTTACAAACGGTGGTACAGGTTATCAAAAACTACCAAAAGTATTTCCAGGTGGTTATCTCTATTTCTCAGATGTCTCAGGTTATACAGTAGGCGAACTTGTTACAGGTCAATCATCAAATGCTACTGGTGAAATTTCAAGAATTGATACAAAGAACAAGAGACTTGTAATCCGTAGGTTAACTACACATACAGGTTTATTCCAAACAAATGAACTCGTTTTAGGTGGTAGTTCAAGCACTAGTAAAACATGTACTCTCGCTAAAGTAACTGCTGGTGAAGGTGGTAACTTATTTGCATGGTCATCAAGAATTGGTAAAGTAGAGAAAGTTAGACTTACAAACCAAGGTTATAACTTTGATGAAGATGCAGTTATCGGTAATGATTCGCATTACACAATGTTGATTAATGAACCATCAGCAGCTAGTGATCTAACAAAAGACACAGTTCTCACAGGTTCAGATTCAGGCGCAACTGCTAAAGTATTATCGTTTGACAATCAAAGAAACTTATTGAAGTTTACAGACAGAGATGGCACTTTCATGGAAAATGAGAAAGTGACATATGCAGTTGGTCAAAGTTTCAGAGTTCTTAAGTTCGACCCTTATGATGCAAGAGGTAAATTTGCTGGTGAAGGTATCATCAACGACAACTTCTTAAGTGATAAAGGTTTTGTTTCAAACGAAATATCAAATATTCAAGATAGTAAACTCTATCAATCTCACTCATATGTAATCAAAGTTGGTGAATCGATTGAGAAGTATAGATCAGTAGTTAAAGACCTAGTTCACCCAGCAGGTCACATCTTCTTTGGTGAGGTTGCAGTTGATTCTGTAATAGTACAAGACGATAGAAACGGAAGATTTGTTGTCGATGCAGATAATACACTAGGTGTTCAGAGTACAACATTCATACCAACATTGGTAATTCAACTTGAACATACAGAACACATCTTAATGGAAGATGCTACAAGAGACCTTAGAAACAGAATTCTCTTGGAAGAATCAGAATACGATAGCAATAATAATTTATTGAATCCAGTTTACATTGAGAATGAAGAAGCATTTGAACCAACATTCAGATCAGAGAGATCAGTAACAGTATATTTCCATACTAAGAAAACAGAACTTGACTCTTATGCAATGGCACATGTATTGCAACAGTTTAACGAGATTACAGATGGTATCGATTCTACGAAGGCATTTGGTAAAGAAGCAGGTCGTTCTAGACTTGAAACATTCAAGAAGTTTATTGAGAGTACAACTACCACAAAACTTGGTAGTGAGATCAGCGACCCTATTGCACCAACACTGGTTACAGTAATCAGAAAGAACCAAAGATCACCTAGACTCGATGGTGTAGTCTCAGTTCTAAATCTCTCAAATATTAACACACAAGGTCAAGACGGATACTTGATACAAGACAATTTAGAAAATTCATCAAGTGCAATCGGTATTAGACCTCAAGATCAAGGTAAAGTTTTCTCATATGCAACACATGTTGAAGAGAGACTTATTTTTGAAGATGGTACATATATTCAAAATGAAGAACCGTTAAATCAACTTGTACATGAACCAACAAAGGGCAACTTTGATGGTGAAAGAATGCTCATGGAAGATGGCACAGCAGCCGATCTATCAATGACAACAAGTGGTGTAATTCTTTTAGAAGACGATACAGTACCAGAACAGATCGAACATTTCTTAACTGAAAGATCGACTGAATTATTCAACCCATACTTCTATACAGAAAACTATCAAGATAGAATTGTTATGGAAGATGGTAGTCCACTGGTGAATGAAGGACTCGGCACAGGACATAGTTTACATATGTTTGCGCCATTAGGGTCAACTTTCAGATCACTAAATAAAATAGCATATCAAGACACTTATAGAATATCGTATTATCTACTTGACGAATCATTAGAAGATGGAGAAGAAGATCGTATAGTATTAGAAAGTGGAACGGAAGGTGGCAGTGGTCATATTCTACTTGAAGAAACAGTCAGAGATGGTATGAGAATCGACCAACTCAATGAACTGCTTGGTAATTTCTATGTGAGTTCTTTCCCAACACATGAGAACAGGAGAACGAATATAGCGTTCAGTACCTATGTTTCTTCAACAAATATTACCAAATCACACCTAGATTCGTTATAAATAGTTTAATAAATAACCGAGGAGTTACGAATGGCAGCAATTATTTTAGAAAAGTTCAGAACTCACAATGCGAAAGAATTTATCGCAGACTTTAGTGACAGTTCGAACTATATTTTTATCGGAAGGTCGTATGCATGGGCAGACGACAATTCACCACCTTCACCCGCTAATTCAGAAAGCGAGGAAGTCGGTGCATATTCAGATATGATCGCACTTAAAAAAGTGACGAGTACTGATATTACGCATGGTTTAGTTAGATATAACTGGACTTCAGGAACAGTTTATGATGAGTATCGAGATGATTACTCTTCATCAAATCAGACACCTTCAGGTGCAAACAATTTCTTCGATGGTCGAGGATACATTGTAACATCTGATTACAAAGTTTACAAGTGTCTAAGAACTAAGTTTAACTCAAGTAATGTAGCACAAGGTTCAACAGTAGAACCTACTACAGTATCAACAACAATTCCTCAAGAAACATCTGACGGTTACATTTGGAAGTACATGTACTCCATTTCTGCTTCAGAGGTTATCAAATTCGTAACAAACGACTTCATTCCAGTCAAAACACTTGGTGCAAAAACAAGTGTAGCAGGTACAGGTACAAACGGTGGTTTCGGTTCTGCCGCTACAGACGATGGTTCTGCTCAATGGGATGTAGAGAATGATTCAGTTGACGGTGCAATTTATCGTTATATCGTAACAAACTCAGGTTCAGGTTATTCAGATGGTTCATCAACTTTTGATGTTGATGTCGATGTCGAAGGAGACGGGTCAGGTGCTGTCGCTACTCTATCTTTCGTATCTGGTGCTCTAGACTCAGTTACTTATAAAGACACATCATCATTCGGTTCAGGTTATAAGAGAGCATCTTTCCCAACTCTTGATTCTTCAATTTCAGGAATCACTGCTGGTTCAGGCGCAACAATTAAAGCAGTTATTTCACCAATCAATGGACATGGTGCAAATCCAGTCGAAGAACTTGGTGGTAACTTCGTAGTTGTAAACTCAAGACTAGAGTTCGGTGATGGTTCAGGTGACTTCCCAACTGATAACGATTTCAGACAAATTGGTCTTATCAAGAATCCAGTTGCATCAAGTTCATCAGCAATCGCAACTGCTACAACTCTAACAGCTACAAGACAGATCACACTTGATGATGCTTCTGATCTTGCAGTAGATGATATCATTACTTCAGATACAACTAACAATGCCGATACCAAGAGAGCAAGAATTGTATCTAAGACAGGTAATGTACTTAAAGTTCACACAATCGCAAATGGTGGTGGTGAGTATGTAAACTTCGCAAATAGTGACGATGTTTTCAAGAACGCTTCAGGTTCTAAACTCACAGATGTGGCTTCAGCTGGTGTGTCAACAGCACATCCAGAAATGTCTCAATATACAGGACAAATTCTCTATGTAGAGAATAGAGGTCCAGTATCAAGGGCAGCTGATCAGATTGAAGATATCAAACTGATCATTGAAATGTAATCATAGATTACACACTAAATACAAGTAGGAACTATGACACAGAAGACTGATCTTAATATAACGCCGTACTATGATGACTATGACAGTGATAAGAAATTTCACAAAGTCCTCTATCGTGCTGGCAGACCACTACAAGCAAGAGAATTAACTCAATCACAATCAATCTTACAGGATCAGATTGAGAAGTTCGGTGATCACTTCTTCAAAGAAGGTTCAATTGTTTCAGGTGCATCGTCTAATGTGGACATGGACATCTACTTTATCAAAGTAAAGGCAGATAACCCAACACAAGCAGGTGACGATTCGGTCGAGTCATACAGAACAGACTATCACGGTAAATTCTTACAAGGTCAAACTACAGGTGTTGTAGTTAAGGTTATCACTTCAGTAGCAGCCACTTCAGATGATCCTGCAACTCTTATCTGTAAACAATATACTTCGGGTACAGATGATGCTGGATCGTTTATTGTTGGTGGTGACGAAGTTCTTAAAGAAGTTACTATCACAGAGAACACTGGTGCTATCACAGTCAATACTGCAAACAACAATCATTTTAAAACAGTAGCATCTGGTGATACACCATCAGGTCGTGCTTCGATTGCAGAGATACAAGATGGTGTAGTTTTCACTAGAGGGTTCTTTGTAGTTGTAGACAAGCAGACAATCATTCTAGAGAAGTATTCAGGTAAACCGTCATATAGAGTTGGTCTACAAATCAACGAAGAATTGATTTCATCAACAAATGATACCTCACTTCTTGACAATGCACAAGGTACAAATAATGAAAACGCTCCTGGTGCTGACAGACTCAAAATCAATCTAGAACTTGAAAAAGTTGCTCTCGATGAAACTACAAATATTAACTTCATCGAACTTGCAAGAGTTAACAATGGTATCATGGAACTTGAGATCAATAGACCGATCTATAACGAGATTGAAGATACCTTTGCAAGAAGAACTTTTGACACAAATGGCGATTTCATTGTAAGACCATTTATCACAAACTTTAGAGAACACCTTAAGACAATTACAAACAAAGGTTTCTATCTTGAGAAACAAGGTGGTGTTGAAAACAAGTTTATCATGCAAATCTCTCCTGGTAAAGCATATGTTAAAGGATATGAGATTGAGAAAACAGGTACAACAAACTTAGAATTCAGCAAAGCAAGAACAACAGTAAATTTAGCAGGTGCTTCAACACCTGTTAGACTAGGTAACGAGTTGTTAGTCAACAACATCAAGGCATTGCCTGAGATTGCAGATTCAACAAATACAGATTCATTTAAACCAATCAAACTATATGACATCAAACAGAACGCAGGTGCTTTAGACTCATCAGCAAAACATATTGGTTTTGCCAGAGTTCGTCATATCGAAAACAAAACGAATGTCTCAACACAAGCAAGTGACGAAGTACAACTCTTCTTATTTGATGTTAAGATGTTCACAGAGATCACATATTCAGCACACTCAGGCACAGCAGTAGTTGGTGATAAACTCGAAGGTGCAACTTCTGGCGCAACAGGTATTGTTGCATACGATGACGATTCAGATGGCATCTACTTACATGATGTTGTCGGTACATTCCAATCAGGAGAAGCAATCTCATCAAGAGGTGATGGTAACTTTGCACTTACAACTTCACAAAACACTGGCGTAAGAACATACAATGTTGGTCAAACAAGATGTGTATTCCAAACAACTCCTGGTTCAGGTTCACAAAACTTTATCGGTGATGTTGTCTTAGATGACCTCAGAGAGTTGAGTGGTATTATCACATTTGGTTCAAACAGTGCAACAGTAACAGGTCTAGGTTCTCAGTTCGCAAAAGAACTTAACATTGGTGATTTAATTCTTGATTCAACTGGATCGGAGTTCAGAGTAAGATCAATCGAGTCAAACATTTCAATGACTATCGAAGATTTAGATGGCACAAATGTATCTTCTGTATCTGCTCAGACACAAGTTAAAGTAATTAGAAAGAGAGCAAAACTTAAGAACCAAGATCAAGCAGCTGCTATCTTCTCATGGCCAAGAGATTACATCTCAACTATTACACCAAAAGATAACGCTGTCACTGTAAGAAAACAGATTAAGTTGACAGTGTCAAACGGAGATGTTACAATACCTTGTACTACATCTGAAGAAAAATTTGCAACTGATTCAAATGATAATTTCCAATTTGCAGTTGTAACACAATCAACAGATAGTAGTAGAACTTTAGATAACGGTGATGTTTTATATCCAGATGATATTTCAAGTTTCCCTTCACCTAGTGATACTGCATTAGTAGTACCTATCGGTGATCAATCAGCAGATGCGTTTGATGATGGTGCTGAAGTATTAGTGTCATACACTGTCATACGAAAATCTCCAACAATCAAGAACAAAGAATTAAAAGCATACAGATCATTCAAGATCGATGTTGCTAACTCAGCAGGTACTGCTAAGTATGGTTATGCATACGATCATAAAGAATTAGCACTTGCTGTACCAGATGTACATAAAGTTCATGCTGTATTAGAAGCAGTTCCTGGAACAACTTCAGGTTCACAGAACAACGCAACTCCACCTAATTTTGTACCAACAATTTCTTCTGGTTCATTTGCAACTGGTGAAATCGTAGTTGGTCAAACTTCTGGTGCTAGAGGTAAGATTATCGATTACAATGGTGACGGTGTAAAACTTCACTTTGTCTATCTCGATGAACTATCAGTATTCTCAAGTGGAGAATCAATCGTAGGACAAACAAGTTCAGGTGTTGCAACAATTGCTAGTGTCTCTTCAGGTTCACCAGATATTAGAAAAAGATACTTCTTAGATAATGGTCAAAGAGACGGCATGTACGATACTGCCAAGTTGCAGTTAAAACCAGGAGCTACAACACCGAATAATCCAATAACAATTATTTTTGATCACTTTGAGCCAGGAACTGGTGATTACTTTGCAGTAAATTCATATCTAGGTAACATCGATTACGATGACATTCCAGATTATTCACCAAACAAAGTTGATCTAGGCGGTTTTGAACCAGATGGTCAATTCGAACTTGGCGATGCAGTAGACTTTAGATCACCAGTAAACGATCTTCAAACACCTTCAAGTGGTGATTATGATCAAGATAGTGTAACATCTCTATCTGGTCTAACAACATCTCCATTTGCATACGAGTCAAGAGTATTCTCAGACGAAGAAGTTGGTTGTCCAGTTCCTGGTACCACAGTCGATGCAGACATTAGTTTCTATGTACCAAGAATTGATAAAGTATTCTTACACAAGTCAGGTAGATTCCAGATTTCTGGTGGTCAACCTTCAATCTCACCTCAGAGACCTGACCCAATTGATGGTGCAATCGAGTTATTTGAATTGTATATTCCTGCTTATACTGATAGTCTAAAAGAGATTAATACAAATCAAAAAGATCATAGAAGATATACTATGAAAGATATTGGTAAGATCAATCAGAGACTTACCAATCTAGAAAGAATTACAGCATTATCATTACTAGAAAAAGACATTCAATCAAAACAGATACTTGATGCAGATGGTTTTGATTTATTTAAGTCTGGTTTCTTAGTAGACAACTTCAGAGGTCATAAGATCGGTGATGTTGTACATCCAGATTACAAAGCAGGTATCGATACAGAGAACGGTGTATTACGACCAATGCACTTTACAAACTTCTTTGATATATCTCAAAACACAGCGAAGTCAGCAAACTATCAGAAGACAGGTGATCTAATAACATTACCTTACAAACAAGTTGACTTTGTAAAACAAGACAAAGCATCAAGACAAATCAATGTTAACCCATATCATGTCTTTGCATTTATCGGTGATATCAAACTCACACCTGAAACAGACCTTTGGAACGACACAGCGAATCTACCTGAAGTTAGAATTAACAGAGAGGGTAATTTTGACGCTGTACTAGCTGAAAATCAAAATTCACTTGGTACTGTCTGGAATGCATGGCAAACCACATGGGTTGGTCAACCAGAAGTTGTAAGTTCACAAGTCGAATCATCTATAACAGGTGGTTCATGGAACGGTGATCCTGGTCAAGGTGGTAACTTTGCACCAAGTCAACTACAAACAATTACAAGAGAAGTCACACAGACACCTGAAACACAAACAAGAACTGGTGTTAAAACTACAGTTGTTGAAGAGTTTACTGAAACTCGAAACGATAGAGTTGTCAGTGTAACTATAGTACCATTTATCAGAAGTAGAGAGATCAAGATTGATGCTCAAAACTTAAAACCAAATACAAACCATTATGTGTACTTTGACGGTATCAGAGTAGATGAATATGTAACTCCAGAATCAGCAGATTTCGCTAATGATTCAAATGCTGATTCTGGAGTTACATATTCATCTACTCTGATACCGTCAAAGTACACATAATGGTTTGTATTTGGTTTTAAGTTTTGAGCATCAATCTTGATCTCTCTACTTCT